TAAATTATGGCAAAGACAGATATCAAAAAAATTATAGATTCAGTAGAATCTGGAGATAATGTTGCAGCTTCTGATGCGTTTGCAGCTGCTATGGTTGACAAACAAAGAGATGCTATTGAGGGTAAAAGGTTGGATGTACAACTTGATTGGTTGAACAAACAGGAAACTCAAGCAAATGAAGAAATTTAAAGAACTTGTCATAGAGATAAGAAAATTTAAATTACCTCGTGGGGAACAGGAGATTGATTCCTACATGGAAAAAGGTGCAAAAGGAAAGAAAGTACCAGTTGTTATTGCAAAAAAATCTAATAAATTTAAGGTTTATGTAGATGGACAAGAACTTGCTCAATATAAAAATGAGAAAGAAGCAAGGAAAAATGCAAAACAATTAATTTCGTTATTAGGTGAAGATTTTGAATCTTTTATAGAAGATGTTTTAACAGAACCAGAATCATCTATAGAAGACTCATTTGGATTTGCAAATGGTTTAAAAGGTAATCAAACCTATGATGATGTTGCAAAGAAAATTGCAACTATAGAATAAGGAGAAAGAAATGTTTTTAATTTCAGAACAACAAGCAGAAGAAGTTAGTTTAATAACTGAAAAAAATGCAAGTGGGGGTAAAGATACCTTCATTGAAGGAGTATTTCTCCAAACAAATTTAAAGAACAGAAATGGTCGTGTTTATCCTATGAATATCATGGAGAAAGAGGTAAACCGATATAATAAAGAATTCATTAAGAAAAATCGTGCATATGGGGAACTGGGACATCCAGAAGGCCCTACTATTAATCTTGAGAGAGTTAGTCATTTGATTACTTCTCTGGAGAAAGATGGTAATAATTTTGTCGGTAAGGCAAAAATAATGAATACTCCGATGGGTAATATAGTTAAAGGACTATTGAATGATGGTGCAAAACTAGGCGTTTCCAGTAGGGGTATGGGGTCAGTATCCCAGAAAAATGATGCACAATATGTCCAAGACGACTTCATGCTTGCAACTGCAGCTGACATCGTGGCAGACCCTTCTGCACCAGACGCTTTTGTGGATGGTATTATGGAAGGTGTTGAATGGATAAAAGAAAGCGGAGTGTTTAAAGCCGTAGAGATTGAATCTTGGAAAGACCAGATTCGACAAACCAAACAACGCCATTTGGAAGAGAAGAAGTTAGAAATCATGAAAAACTTCTTTTCAAAGTTATAAAAGTTATAAATACATTGTAAAGAACAATATTTCGTTCTTAATTTGTAATTATAGTAATTTACAGGGGAAATACACATGTCAGAAGATATTAAAAATCAAGACGAAGTGACTGAGGCATCTGCACCAGTTGCTAATAAAGGTGTCGTTACTCCAGATAAAGACCCAGTGCCTAAATCTTTAGCATCTGTTGATAAAGCATCAGATTCTACTAAACCTAGTAAAAAAAGAAAAGGTGACAATGATAAGAAAGATGCACCTCAGAAACTAAATGCAGCTTCTATGCAGTATAATGAGACTGAGAATGAAGAAGAAATCGTAGTCGAAGATATGACTAAGATGGAAGCATTAAGAAAAATCATTGAAGAACTTAAAGGTCTTGATAAGGATGACATCCAGTCCTTGGTCAATGAAATGATGAAGAAAGATGACGAAGAAGATGAAGATGAAGACGATGATGAAAAATCAGAGTCTACAAAAGCAGACCTTCTTAAGAAAATTGCTGAACATTTCAAATCAGAGGACGAAGAAGTTGTGAAAGAATCTTTAACTGCAATCTTAGAAGCTTCTAAAGAAGAAGACGAAGATGAAGACGAAGATGAGGAAGATATGGATGAAGCTACTAAGAAAGAAGCTTCTCATGGTGATGACGAAGACGAAGATGATGACGAAGACGAAAAAGAAGAGTCTAAGAAAGAATCTTACGATATGTCAGACGATATCGATGCATTAGTCGGTGGTGAAGACCTTTCAGAAGAATTCAAAAACAAAGCAAAAGTAGTATTTGAAGCTGCTGTATCTGCAAAAGTTAGTGAAATCAAAGAAGAACTTGAATCTCAAAAGAGAGACGAGATTGTTGAAGCATCTAACGAAATCAAAGAAGACTTAACTAATAAAGTTGATTCTTTCTTAGGTTATGTTGCAGAAGAGTGGGTTAAAGATAACGAACTTGCAATCGAAAGAGGACTTAAGTCTGAGTTAACAGAAAACTTTATACAAGGACTTAAAGCACTATTCGAAGACCATTATGTTGAAGTTCCAGATGACAAATTAGATGTCGTTGACGAACTTGCAAGTAAAATAGAAGATGTTGAAGCTAAACTAAATGAAGAAGTTTCTAAAAACATCGACTTAACATCTGAAAGAGATGAACTTGTACGAAACAAAGTGGTTTCAGAAGTTTCAAGTGACTTGACTACAAGTGAAGTTGAGAAACTTACAAAGTTGATTGAAGACATAGACCAAGATGAAGATTTTGAGTCTAATGTCAAAACAATTAAGGAGTCTTACTTTAGTGGAGAGAAATCGAAATTACAGTTAGATGAAGAAGTGGTTAGTGATAGCGATGAAAATACTTCGACTGAGGATAAAATCCTTGACCCAAGTATGGCTGCATATTCTGCCGCAATAGGAAAAGTTGACCCTAACATATACAAGTAAGGTCAATTTATTATTAACACTTTTTAAATAAGGGGAAACATAAAATGTTTATGTCAGAAAACTTACAAGAGAAGTGGCAGCCAGTATTGAGTCATCCAGATTTACCAGAAATCAGTGACCCTTACAAAAAAGCTGTAACTTCTGTGGTTCTAGAGAACCAAGAAAGAGCCTTTAATGAAGAGAATGGAATCCTTTCAGAGGATGCACCTATCAACAACGCAGGTGGTGCTGTTGGTGGAACAGGTGTTGACAACTGGAATCCTATTCTAATTTCTTTAGTTCGTAGGTCTCTTCCAAACCTAATTGCATACGACATCTGTGGTGTGCAACCAATGACTGGCCCAACAGGATTAGTATTCTGTATGAAGGCTAGATATAACGACAATACTTCAAGACTAGCTATGACTGAAGCATTGTTTGACGAAGCTGATTCAGATTTTGCTGGAGCAGGAACACAAGCAGGTACAGACCCATTTGGGGATGCAGCTACTTATGCGACTGGTACTGGTATGACTACAGGTGCAGCTGAAGCAAAAGGTGACTCTGCGAGTAACCCATTTGCATCAATGGCTTTCACAATCGAGAAAGCAACTGTTACTGCTAAGTCAAGAGCTCTTAAAGCTGAATACACAATAGAACTTGCTCAAGACCTTAAAGCAATTCATGGTCTAGATGCAGAAACAGAACTTGCAAACATCTTATCTGCTGAAATACTTGCAGAGATTAACAGAGAAGTTGTAAGAAATGTTTATGTATCTGCTGTTAAAGGTGCTCAAACAAATACAACAACTGCTGGTATATTCGACTTAGACACAGA